AAATTAATATTAATTTTGGAAATAAATAACTTAAAAGAACGAGTAAAAGAACTTGAAGGGAGGACTAAATAATGGCAGGAGCAGTACCAAATACAGATACTTTTTCGATGAATCAAGTAGCAACTGTCCTCTATGGAGGGCCTTCCGCTGGACAATCCCTTAGTGCAATGTTTACATCTTCTACTGATGCTCTTTTTGACCCTGCATATAAAGGTAGTAAAAATAGTTTATTGAATTTTAGAAATTATGGAGCTGGTCCTAATGTAAAATATGCTGATATATTCGTATATAAAATAGGTAACCCTACTGATAATTTGTTTGTAGAAATAAGGTCTGGTTCTTATACCGGTACTGTTTTAGGCACAAGTGCCAGTGTAAATGGTTCAACACTTTTAACAACAGTAACTCAAAAAAGATTTACATTCGCAACACCTGTTACATTAAATAGGGGTACTCAATATTGGTTAAGAGTAAATAGAAGTGGGGCACTTGATACCATTAATTATTACAAAATAGATGTTTGGTCTTCCACTAATAGTTATAGTGGTGGTAATTTTGGTAGAGCCACTACTGCATATTTAACTTGGGATATGGGTCTTATTTTAACAGACTCTAATAGTGTTACTATATTAACTATTTCACGGGCAGCTTCAAATATTGCGTGGGGAAGTGATACTACGAATTCATATATTTGGCAATCATTTACATTGTAATCTTAAGTTATATAATGGTGGAGCCAGCTTAGCATATGCATCGTAATAATATAAAGAAAATTTTATGATAAAACAAATAATTAAAGGCTACTATCAATGGTTTAAGTATCAATTCAATAAAGAATATCGTGAAAAGATGCAAAAGGAAGCAGAACGACGAATTAAAATTTGCGAATCTTGCAAATTCTTTTGGAAACCTGCGCGCAATTGCATTATCTGTGGGTGCTTAATGGACGTTAAGACAAAGATGGATTTTGAATTAGATGATGAAGGAATAAGCATCGATGGATGTGCAGAAAGAAAATGGTAGAGGGTTTGCACCCTCTTTTTTATTAGATATATAAAATAAAGCATAATTATGCCTGAAGTATGTCCAACATTTGAACCTGTAAATGGAGCTAATCCAGCTCAAACAATGCCTCTCACTTCTCAGATAGTTCCTGAATGTAAAAATGGTGGAGTTACTGGCAGTGGTGTAGGCACGGGTGGTGGTGGAATATTTGACGTAAATAAAATTCTTGCTGCTGTAAATGATTACATGGCCATTAACGCCGTTATTAACCAAACACTTGGATATGATTTTAAATGGTTTAGAGCAGTTCCGCAACAACGCTCCAAAGATGTTATATTTCAGGAATACACTTTGTACAATGTAGATGAATGTCCTCTAGACATTAAAGCAGTTATTCCACAAGGAGCAGTGCCTGATAGTAAATATACATTTGATCTTATGGGTCTTGAATATGACATTCCATTTGAAATTCAAATAGATAAGAAATATTGGGAGAAAATTGCTGGATTTGGAACAGCACCTCAGAAAAAAGATATTGTTTATTTTCCGATGGCAAATAAATTGTATCAGGTTGAATCTACATATCTATATAGAGGATTCATGGAGCAAGAAACTGCATGGAAAATAAATCTCAGAAAATATATGCCTGAAGTTGCAAGAAGAGAACCAGGCGCACTTAAAGATACTATCGATATTTACACAGTTAGCACTGAAGAAATATTTGGTGGAGCAATTAAAGCTGATATTGAAAAATTAACTGATGATAAACAAATGAGTCAATTTAATGGAACAACGCAAGACAAATACAAGAAATTTGATACTCAGTTACAAACAGTTGCTCAGTCTTTACAAATTTATGGAACAGTTGTAGCTCAATCGTATTATGATATGCAAACTCCGTTATGGTTTGACGCAATAACATATAATGGTTCTGATATAATAAATAAAACTTCAGATAGAAGCATAGTAGCTTGGATGTCTCCACATACAATACCATCATTACACAAAGAATATAATGTAACACAAATAATAGATATACGTGATGTTGATAATTATCATATAATATATGATCCATCTACATTTGATCCTTCAACTGGTGCAGCAATAGATAGATTATTATTTGGTACTGCAAACTATATGATTAAACTTGATAACGCTTCAATAACATCTTTAAGCGTTCAATTAGATGATACAGTTGTAATATCGAGACCAGGCGCTCTTAATTTTTATGGAAGAGTTGTAGCTATAAGTGTAAATCCACTAACATATCATCTTGCTATAAATCCTCTTGTTTTGGAAGATATTGAAACAATAAAATCTGATTGGGATAAACAAAAAGGATATAAATTAATGGTAAAGAGTCCCATATCTATATTGGATGGTGCAAATGATTTCGGAGATCATGTTATGTCTGTAAATATATTTGCAAATCAATATATCGCAATTAATTATGGTCACACATATTCAAATGATAATGCGTATGTAGTTAAATTAGATGATAAATTAATTGATAATGAATGGTATGGAATTGTAGTTAACATTGGAAATACTTGGGGACAATACAATGTTTGTGTTTGGAAAAAACATGACACAGATAAAAATGCTAAATTACAAAATATATTCTATGAAACACTTAAATTATATCCTGAATATGTTAGTGTAGATTCTTACACAATTAACAAATCACCAGCATTCTTAACGAACATACGCTTATTTAGCGCTACAATTGAAGAAGAAAAACAAGGTACAGAATTACTTTCTTACTTTTCTCATGATGCAGATCAAGCTATCATTCTCGATAATGCAGATACAATTATGCGTCTTCCTTACGTAACAAAAGCTAGATAATCATGAGAAACAAAATATTATGTGAATCACTTAATGAATTTCGTAAATTACATGAAAACGACGAACCACTTGCACTTGCAATTTTAGGAGCGCCGGCAGGTGGAAAATCTTTTCAAACTACTAACATCAAAAAATTCGTAAAAGATACTCGAATTTCTGATACTATAGATAAAGGCGTTGCGCTTACAGTTGATAAATTAAGAAATGAATTTCAAAGTAAAAATCCTCTTCAACAACTTATAGGTTTTGTAAGAGCATTTTATTTTTTACGAAAAAGATCTGTAGAAGATAAAATTGAATATGGAAAATGGTTTGAAGATATTTCATTATTATGGAAAGATAAAATTGCCAAATTAGCGCCAACTCTTAAAATAACTATTGATAAGTATCACATTTATTTTGATGGTGCACCAGCTTGGAAAAACTTAAAAGTTTTAAGAAACACAGGATATTCACCAGAAAAACTTATCAAAGAACTTGATAGATACAGTGATTATAAAAGAGTAGTAAGACACTTTCAAAATATACAACAATCAAAAGCAATTAAGAAATTGTTAAATGTTTCATATGATGAATCAGGAGATGAACCTAAAAAAATCATCAACACTATGAAACAATTACACAAAAAAGGTTATGTAACTGATGTATTCTTAATTCATCCTGAAAACGTTGCAACAAATCTTATTCAAAACTATTTTAGAGTTATTAGAGGTGAAGATGAGGGAAGAGATTCGAGCGAAGTAATTGTAGATGCATACAATCAAATTGAAAAGAATAAACATTTGTATAGCACTAATGCTGAAGATGATTTGAAAACAACTTCAAAAGATTTACAACAAGAAAATCCTAAAATATCAGATACAGTAGAAAAAGCTAATGTTGAAGATGATCCTCGTAGAGGAGATAAACCAATAGATGTATTTACAGAAGTAGAAACAATGAAGCCTATTGAAGCATACAATTTCTTTAACAAAAAATTAAATAAAGAGCAACAAACAATATTCCATGCATTACTTAAATATTGTATAGTTGGAATAAAAGATTTACCTGAAAATGCAAAAAGTGTATTAAATCAAATTACAAAAAGTATAAATAATAAGCAAGCACTCACTATTTTAAAGAAAACTGCTGATAGCGGCAAGTATATTTTTAAATGGGGAGGCATAACACCAAAATTTATAAATAAAGTAGAAACCGTTTTAAAATAAAATATTATGAAAGTAAAAGATGAACACGAAGTATTAAAGAAAATGTTAAACACTTCGCCAAAAGAAATTAACCAAAACGTCCCAGAATCAGAAGAATCAATCCCAGGCCTACATGCTGAGCCAGTCACAGATGTAAATTTTGACGAGTTAAAATTAAAATGCGAAATAGATGCTCGCATTATGTTGACAAATGCTATATCTTTCATGATTCCCATGGATATGGTTGAAAATAATGATTATCTTAAAAATAAACTTGAGGTTGATGTTATGTCACTTTCAGGTATGATATATCAATTAAGAACTAATGAAGTAATGCAAAAAGCTCTTATTGATCAAGTTAATCTTGGCATGGTAAACGCCCGAATGTTCGAAGTATTTGCTGGGATGTCAAAAACAATTGGAGAACTTAACAAACAACTTATACAAACAGTTGAGGCGATAAAAGAAACTTATCGAACATTTAAACAAGATGTTAAAGAAAAAAGAACAGAAGCTTTAGGACCATCAACACAAGGACCATCTGGAATGCTTACTGCACATGATGGCAGTGTTGTTACTCGTGGTACTAAAGAACTTATAAATAATGTCAAACGAATTAAACGAGAAAATGGAATTGCAAATGAATTTATTGATGACGCTCAGTTAATCCCAAACATTCCTGTAGAACCAATCGAACCAAAATAATCAAATAATATGCCGAGTCCAACAGTTTGGAATAGCATCAGTGTCCAGCAAACATTAGATAAATTAAGAATGGGAATGCAGACAGATTTATCCTGTTTTCATATGAGTGATATTGAGTTAAAAGCTGGAAACATACTTTATCAATTAACTGTTGCTGAAATAGATGAATTTCATAAATGTTCGCAAGATATAATTTACTTTGTTGAAAAGTATTGTAGATTTTTAACAGATAGTGGACGTAAAACAGTTAAATTAAGAACATTTCAAACAGAGATATTAGAAGTTTTATCAAAAGAAGAATATAGCGAAAAAATTGAAGAAATGATTCCTACTATTCGTAATCTAATAATGATGCAAGCACGTCAAAGTGGCAAGACAACAACAGTTGCAGCTTATTTTGCATGGTATTTATGTTTTCATAATGATAGAAACCTTGCAATTCTTGCTAACAAACAAGCAACAGCCTTTGAAATTGTAAATAAAGTTACCGATGTATTCAAAGGGCTTCCATTTTTCTTAAAGCCCGGAATGATACAAGGTGGTTCTGGCGGTATGAGACTTGATAATGGGTGCTTTCTTACATCGCAAGCAACTACTAAAACTGCACAAATAGGTTTTACTATTCACGTACTTTATGCCGATGAGTTTGCCCACATTCAGAAATTCATAGCTCAGGATTTCTGGAGATCAGTTTATCCTACGTTAGCATCTTCCGAAATATCACAATGTATTATCTCATCTACACCAAATGGTGATGATAACGTATTCTATGATATTTGGGAAAAATCACAAAAAGGTCAAAATTCATTTATGTCAATACGTGTTGACTGGTGGGAAGTACCTGGACATGATGATGCATGGGCAGCTAAAATAAAAGCTGACTTTGGCGAAGAAAACTTTGCTCAGGAATTTGGACTTGACTTTGGAACCAATGCGTCAAATCTTTTATTAAGTGCAATGGATCTTTTATTTATGAAAAGAATTCAAAAAGAATATGTATTTCAAGATTTAGCGAAATCACCATTAGATGATCTCTTATATCGTAATTTGAAATGGCACCCCGATTTTGATCCTAATGCAGATTTTAGTTCAAAAGAAAATCGTTTTATTTTAAGTGTTGATACGGGCGAAGGAAAAGATGAAGAAGAATTGAAAGATAATGATTACAACGTTTGTAATATTTTTCATGTAGTTCCAAAAAGTATTGTACAACTTAAGAAACTTAGAAGTGATGAGATGACCATCAAGAATATGTTCAAGATCATGCAAGTAGGATTGTATAGGGATAACATAAAAGATGAAGAAAATTGCGCTCAAGTCACACGAGCACTTGCATTTGATCAATTTGGATCTGAAATTACAAAGGCAATTATTGAAATGAATTTTAATGGGAAACTTTTTCTCGATAAATTTTCACAACATGATAAATATGACGAAAGTGTTATAATGCACACATATCACACAAAACCTATTGTTGGCGAAAAGCCTCCGAGAAGAAAAGCTGGATTTAAAGTAACTGCTGGAAATAAAGATTTTTTCTGCAAACTTGGCAAAAAATTGGTTCATCAAAGAAATTTAATATTGAATGAACAAGAAACAATTAAAGAATTTAAAGCATTCGGAAAAGGCAAAAATGGCCGATGGAAAGGTATTGGAACTCATGATGATATAGCAATGAGTGCTGTGAATGTTAGTCATTTATTTGAAGAACATGAATATGAAGATTGGCTTTTCGATTATTTAGAAGAAATGGAAGAAACTCCTATTAAAAAATTAATAAATGAACTGTTAGAAAAATATACTGAATCTGGTGATGTTGATGATGATTCTTTTACATCACTTTATCAGGACACTGTTTCATCAAATAATAAGTCTAAAGATGATCAAATTAACGAACAACGCTTCAATAATCCATTCGCTAATCAGTATGTTCCACGATATACGCCAAGTTCAACTATAACAAGAGGAACACACTCTACGCCATGG